AGCTGGTGAGGAAGAGGAAGCTGCTGAGGAAGAGGAAGCTGCTGAGGAAGAGGAAGCTGCTGAGGAAGAGGAAGCTGCTGAGGAAGAGGCATTAGAAGAGGAAGAAGCAGTAGAAGAGGAAGCTGAAATAGAGGTTTCAGAAGTAAAAATCAAGGGGAAGACCTACTTTACAACTGATTCTCAAAATGGAATCATCTATGCGTGCGTTGATGATGATGTTGGTGATGAAGTTGGCGTTTTCAAGAACGGTGTCGCTGTATTCAACAAAGGAAAGAAATAAACGAATACTTGGTAAAATATAATATATTCTGGGTCTAATATATAATATTTTTATTCATTCCATATTCCATATTCCATTATGCTTGAAAGGATATGCTCTCCAGCTCTTCTTTATTTAGCCTTTTCGATGGTTCAAATCACGATTGATTTATTTCAAGGTGATTATGAAACGTCATTATTAAAATTCGTAATTATGTTCATATTCACAGCAATATTGAATATATTATGTCTGAATGGTTACACAAAATTGGTATGGTTTATCGTGATTATTCCTATTATATTACTTACTTACATCAGCAGCGTATTGTTTTATGTATTTGGAATCAATCCTGAAAAAACAAATGTGCGTGTAAAACCGGCTCCTGGACAGTAACAACCGCAACCACCTTCCGCAACACAATAACCCAAATAACAACATAAAAAGATTTTGACGTGTTATATACATAGAGACGCCACCACCCTACAGCAATGTCCTGTTTCTCTGACAAAATAAACAACAAATACATTTGTTCTACTGTAAATAAAAATCAAATGTATGCATCTTTCTTACAAATTACACCAAATATTATAAATAATAACGTTACATCAAAGGAAGAACCAATATGTGACACGCAGATTTATTTTGCTTATTTCTCACTCTATGTACTTTTTCCTCTGCTATATATTATATTTGTTAGCGGAAATCAAACAGCAGTCATGATTCTATTGCGTTATATTAAATCTGGTATATTTGATGCTGTCAATCATATCAAGGAATTTTTAACCGATTTTCTTTATGGTGCGCTACGCGCATTTGGACAATACACCTTTAGCACATACACTGTTGTAAAGAACGGTCGAGAGATTTATACAACATCATCTTTGTATTTTTACTATAAAAGTGATATCAAGTCGGTATATCGAATCGACCGAGCAAAATATAATGTCTGCAAATGGATTGACCATCAATGCGCACTTTATCGAAGTATTCATGACGACGAAGAACCTGAGATTAATGAAACGAATAATGACATTTACGACTTCATCCTTCATAAGGTAGATAATGAACCTTATACCCGTATCCATCGTGGAGATTTTACTGGAAAGACACATACTTTGATTACTGAGCATTATCGCCCATTTCCCAAGTCATACCAAATGGCAGATAAGGCAGAATTTACTGTATATACTAATTCTACAAATGAAACATGTTTTATGCCACAAACTTTTGAAATCAATTTGAAAACGCCAAATAACTTCTTTCTGGAAAAGAACGAGATTTTAGACAGTAAATTTTTACAATGGAAGTTGTATAACGAATTCCGCAGAAGTGACCTTGCTACATACATTCGCTCACCATTTTATAACTACAAGGTCGGACTTTATTATAATGAGTGTATGAATAATTATTTCAAGGAAAATACTTCATTGAAATTGGATGAATATACTGAATCACCTACTCGTTTCCCAGCATATAATTTGAATGAACAACAATCAATTATCATTGGACATACGTATATCATTAAAGTTGATTCTGTCTTGAGATGTCCAGTGTTTGAATCAAGTGAAAAACAGGTGTTTGATATTGATGGCATACTTACGAATTATTATAATTGTTCAGACACAGAGAGTGACGCAGATAGCGAGAGTTCTTGTGTAAGCGATGTCGATGAAATCGATACCGATGTCAATACCGATGTCGATGTCGATGCCGATGCCGACGCCAACGCCGAGACTGAGAATTCAGAAACCGAATCAAATACCGAAAATACCACAAACCCGGTAAGCGATGACCCTGAATTTGAAATCATTTCAGCACTGTGAGAATAAAGAGTATAAAAAAAAATTGATAGTATAATATACGGTGTGTATTATCCCATCCACATCATTTTACGGAAATTCTTTACGATATGACAACAACTGAAATCGCATCGGCATCGGTATTGACATCGGCATCGGCATCGGCATCGGCATCGGCATCGGCAACATTTCATAAACTGTCGCATCATTGGACACTATGGGCACATCTTCCTCATGATACAAATTGGTCGGCATCAAGTTATAAGAAAATCTTCGAATTTGATACCGCCGAAGAAGCAATTGCTATATTTGAAGTTCTACCTCCAAAGCTGGTTATGAATTGTATGTTGTTCCTTATGAGGTCAGGTATCGTTCCAATGTGGGAAGACCCTCAAAATCGGAATGGCGGTTGCTTTTCATATAAGGTTGCGAATAAAGAGGTAAATAGCGCATGGAAGCAACTTTCATACGTAACTGTAGGTGAGACGATTTCAACCAATATGAGTGTGGTTCCAATCGTAAATGGAATTACCATTTCTCCCAAGAAGAATTTCTGTATTATTAAAATCTGGATGGCGAATTGTAATTTCCAAAATGCGGGGATTATCCGCGAGCTGGAAGGAATTACAGCACACGGGTGTTTGTTTAAGAAACATACGCCTGAATACTAAGCTCGTGTATGAGTCGTTGTGTCAATCGGCCCACGAAGGTGGGCCGGCCGACTCCACTCCTCATCCACTCGCGCTTCGCCGCTCAAGTCGGAGTCTGATTTAGGATGGATGATGGAGGATGGAGGATGGGTGGGCAGCAGCAGCAGCGATGAATAATAACGCGAATAATCGTTCGCTTTATTATTTTTGTTTAGGATTTTATGACCAATCTATTTCAATATACGTATTTTTTGTTACAACAAATCCATTCAATATTTCTTTATCTTGTATCGTGATTATACTATCAGGAAATAATTGTTGTAGATGACAAGTTACATCGCCTAGTATTGCTTCTTTAGAATGTATTTGTATTGCTGATTTGTAAATCGGACTTTGTTCATCTATTTTATAAGCGTACTTTGTTTTTTCATAACACTGTATATTTCCTTTTTCAATATCATCGCATACAGTGTCACGAATCTGAAGCACATAACGCATGATAAGCTGGGTATATTTGTAATTACCAAGAACCTCTTTTGTTAGCAAAAGACGATGCGCACATGATGAAGACATACTACTGCGTATAAACGAATATACATGTAGCACATACTGGTTCTTTATATTAGTTATTATATTAGTTATTACGAACTCGGTAAAGGCGACAAACACAACTTAATCGTTCCTAACGACGCAACGTAATATTTCACGACGAGTGGCATATCATTATCAAGATACATCTCGATTTGATTACAAAGGTTCGTGCATTTAATGAAATACCCGAGGTTTTTTAGCGAAAACTCGCCCTGGATGATTTTCCCCGAATCCTTCTTATGAAGAAACTCCATACTTCCATCCGACTCTACACGCCGCACCTCCGCCGTCGCGAATTGACCTGAGCACCGAAATATTAGCTCATTCCCCACCGATTTAATCTCGAGTTTCTCCGAGATACACGAGAGATCGCGGATAATCTTCTGGAAATCACATGATGGCAAGTTAATCACACTCGAAAATGCGACCTGGGGTTCTACGAGGTCTTCGGGATCAGGCTCGATGAGACGCAACTTCTGGGTCTTGCACTGCTTGATATCGCCATTCTCGAATTTAAGACCCAAATACGAAACCACGCCGTCATTGTAATCCTTCTTCTCAATATAGATGGTTAGCGTATCATCGTTGTCGATGGAGTTGATAAGCTTAAACAGATGGAACATATTCACACCGATGATTATTTTATCAAGCGCACATTCATATAGTTCAAAATTAACAGCTTCAAGAAACATATGAGCCAACATCGTGTGCGATTTATCCATATTAATGATACGGATTCCGTCCTTCTGAAACGTGATATTCGTCTCGATAAGGATTTCTTTTAACGCACACATAAGTGTTCGAACCGGCGCAATTTGAACCGTCTTGATTACAAGTACATTATCTGAATTTAAACAGGAGTCGATGCCACCACCACCTCCACCTCCAGTCAATGACGCTCCGGCCATACCTCCACCAACAGTATGTGCGTTTGAATTCGAAAAACTCATCTTCTTTATACATTACATTTTAAAAATCTTTATATCTATTTGTGCGTAATATATAGTAGAATCGCTGGAATGGTGGCAAATGCGATGAAAACAAGAAAGCCAACACTTCGAAATAAGGGTATAGGAAGAACTCGAACCCGAAAACAAAAGCAATACCGCCGCGACGATGCCACCGATGATGGATGGATACGTATTACTATCCGCGGCGCACCTTACGAACGCGGCGTATCTCATGGAAAACAAGTGATCGCTGCCGACCCTGAGAGATTTACATATATGTTCTCTGTGCTTGATTTTACATTCCGGGAATCTTACGGTCGTGATATCGAATTTTTCTACGGACTGTGCGATGATTTTTACAGTGGGACTATTAAGCGCCGTTTCCCGAAGATATTCAGAGAGATGGAGGGTATCGCTGCTGGTGCCGGCCTTCGCGTATGTCAGGTGGTCCTTATCAACGTCTATATGTCACTCCCATATTTTTACGCCCATATGCTTCGTTATATTGATACACCCAAATACCGGAAAAAATACGCCGATGTCATCCGCGATGAACATGCTATTCACGCCGACCCCGCCGCCCTGTCCGCCCGCGCCGCACGCTTGGATGAATTTAAAGACCGTTGCTCGCTGGTCATGGCAGTTGGAGAGGGCTGGACCAAAGACGGCGGGATTGTATGCGGACATTCGTCCTTTAGCCATTTTCTCGATGCCCAATTTTGTAATATAATTCTGCGAATCGAACCCGATATGGGAGATGGATTCGCGATGGTGATGCAAAGTATGCCTGGTGGCGTATATAGTATGACTGACTTCTTCGTGACCGACGCAGGAATTGTGGGTAGCGAGACAACGATACGCGGATTCAACGCCTTCCGCCTACGCGACCCCATTTGTTGCCGTATCCGCGAATGTATGCAATACGGGAAGACTTTAGAAGAATATGCTGAGAGATTACAAAAACGGAACTCGGGGGATTATGCGTGTTCGTGGATGTTTGGGGATACCCGGGGCCATGGTGGAGGCCAGCGCATTATGCGTGTTGAACTCGGACTGAATTACGTGAATGTTGAAACGACACGATATGGTGTGTTTATTGGATTTAATTCTACATATGATGAGAGAATTCGTAAGATTGAATGTTCGAGTGCGTTGTCCTCAAAGGCCGCAATTGGGAAAGACTACGCCGATGCCGATGCCGATACCGACGGGTTTCATGACGTCACATCAAGTATCGGCAACCGTCGTGTCCAATTGGATAAACTCGTAGAGAAGTATCGCGGGAGAATAGATACCACCGTCGTGAAACGAATCCTTGCTGACCATTATGATAATCATTTAGGAAAAATCATGGCGAATTCGCGGACGGTTTGTAAGCACGCGTATGCGGAGGACGGCTCCAGCTCCGCTACCGCTTCATTCAAGCCCGTCGGCGCATATGATACAAAAGTCGCAGATAGTGCGTTAATTCGGCGGATGTCATTTTTAGCTCATTGGGGTCCGCCGTGTGGGACGCCCTTTTCGGTGAAGGATCATATGAAGAAACACCCGGAGTGGAAAGACTGGACAGATTATTTAGTGGATTTCCCGCGGAGGGGGTGGGTGGAAGCGTAATTAAGATAATATAAATATATTTTAGGAAGAATCGAGTATCATAATGTGGCGTTGAAACCCACTATGAATCGATTCTCAATATTGGAGGAATATAATATTGAGAATATGTATAAGAAATGGATACCGGAATGGATGACAAATATACACCTATATCTGACGAGAATGCTCTTATTGCGGCTAATGCCAACAATACTACAATTTTTGAAAAAAAAGAAGATGGCGAATTCAAAGAGGTTACAGAAAATAAAGATAATTTCAGACAAGGACTCTTTACAAAGAAAGAGGTGAAGAATCAAGACTCAATAGCAGACAACGCGAATCAGTCTGAATTAACCTCGGAACCGCAAAATCCTACTAATAAAGATGTTACTTTAGATGAGCCAGTGCTTAATTCAAATGAGGGAACCAAAACCACAACTACGAAAGAGGTTATTCCAGGTGTGACAAAAAAGACCTCAAAACTACTGTTTTCTTTGGCGAATGATCCTAACGCAATCAACGAAATTGCGGAGGTCATAACTAAACATAATGAACAAAATGAAACGACGGCGTCCGGCACGTCAGCAGCAGCTGGCGGTCGCCGTCGAACCAAGCACAAGAAGGGCGGCAAGAAGAGTCACAAAAAGGGCAAGTCTTCCAAGAAGGTCGCGAAGCGTCGTAAGAGCCGTAAAACCGGCACTCGTCGTTCTCGCAAGCAGAATAAGCATTAAAAAGTGTTCATTATTTTCGTAATATTTTCAAAATAATGAATGGATAATTCAACGACGACGACGACTACGACAACATATGTGAGTTCGGCGTCGGGTAGTCGATTTTCGAGTGCGCTTCGCATAATTGCGGCGGTGGGTTTGAGATTTGATTTTTTTACCAGCGGTTTGTAATATTTTGTACTTGCTTCTAAGTTCGGTTTCGTTTTTTGGTCGAAAATATAAATTGAATATTGTATTCAACTGAGATATTGACAATGGGCGCCACATCGTGTCCCGAAATCCAATTACCGGTTTAGTATTGTGTTGGTTGTATTTGCCAGTTATAAACCAATTTAACTCGGCTTGGTTTAGACGTCGCATTTTTTCACCATCATATACAAATAAACATATGGTGTTTTCTTCTGGGTTATTCTCATCTCCCGCTATTGGACCGGCGAATGCTTTCATGAATACAGACCTAACACGAAGTGACGATATATGTATTGAGCGTAATTTAATATATCGCTTAATCCAGCCGATAAACGACTTAGGTTTGAAAAATTGGTCCCATCCAAAATAAACAACCAATTCATTAGGGTATATATTTTCATTTGTAATAGCATCCTCGCATTTTTTTTTCACTAGTATGAATGGAAGTACTGTATCGTCCAACGGACTAATTATCTTTTCCCATTGTTTCTTCAAATCATATATGTTATCGGATAAGTAACGTGGAACCTCTTGACCCACTGGAACCGCTGGAACCTCTTGACCCACTGGAACCGCTGGAACCTCTTGACCCACTGGAACCGCTGGAACCTCTTGACCCACTGGAACCGCTGGAACCTCTTGCTGATGTTCGCCTGACATAATATAAATCTAACACAAGGTTATATAATATTTATATTAAATTAAATTCAATGGTGTAAATAAATATGGACTGTCTTTTACATTTTCAACAAAACAATAGTTTATTTAGTTGCGTCGATAGCTGCGAGTGCGATTACGAGTGCGATTGCGTTTGGATTTAAAAGAGACACTATGCCTATTACGTTTATTCGTTTTGGTTCGTCGCTTTCTACCACCACCATCAACCTCCTCTGGCACAGGATGGCTAAAACGTTGCGTATGTTCTGGATTACCCATTCGGTAACAACGTTCTCCAAACGGACATGGTGTTTGTGGTGGTAATGGTGGTAATTGGTCAGCGTTATGTTGTGTGCCGAGACGTTCAGAATTTATTTTTACTTTGCGAATAGAAAAAGGGACAACTGTTACTTTTACTTTTGGGTTTTCTACAATATTTCGTAATGTATCTAAAGAATCTTTGAATGATTTATCATATTGACTATTTTTCTCATCATCATCATATTTATCATCATATTTATATCTATATTTATTGACAACTAGTGAAAAAAATGATTGAATATTTCGTCTTAGATTACTCTTTTTCGCCGCCCCCACAATACGTGATTGTATAAATAATTGCTTGATTTCATATGTTAATACTGAACAAAAATGCGTAAGTCGTGGAATTATTATGGTTTCATGTTCAAGGTCATCGTCGTGTATCGGAAATATTCTAGTGTCGGAACCATCTCCAACGAAAATTTCTGGTTTAATCATCTCACGTGCGACGTGAATTACATAATATTTAAAAGTTTCTTTGCTCATTATTGTATTTAAAACTACAAGTATTCTTAATAATACAAAGTTCGGGTATTTAAACGGGTCATTATCATGATCTGTAAATTCTACTCTATATTTTTCTTCATAATCTTGTTTCGTATATGATGTAAAATGACGAAATAAATCAGGCCAAGTAACCGTCGCCGCTGACGCCATATATAAACAATAATAAAAACAAAATAATTACTATCTATATTTAATAGATAAAACAAATGAATATTCATAATACATCGATATCAAATTATATTCATAGTCCATCCCTCCCCGATACTATCGCTATTCTCTCAGAGATATGGAATACAAACGCGGACATCCCCGGCAACGAGCACATTCTCGAGAGAATCCATGCCTACGTAAAGACTCAGCTTCCACAATCGATTAAAAATTATCAGACAGCGCATACCGAACGCGAAACACGCAAACAATCTCTCGCACTTGTCGCAGATGAAATCACAGAAACGTTCCTAAACAAGACGAAATATTTCTATTCCCCGCATTCGGAGCTTTACTTTACATATAATAATCAGGTTCGGTATTCGCTGATAAACGAGGATGAAATCCACCATAGGATACTGGCTTTCACCTCGGAAGCCACCGGCGCCTGCACTTCCTCGGTGGGTTATCCTAATAAGAACACGAATCAATGCACAAATGGAGCAACTGCGAGTGCGGTTGGTTGTGCGAGTGCAAGCATTAGCACGAGCACCAAATATAAAATCAAGAATCGGATTATCAAAAGTATCCAAGGCCGAGATATTCTCTCATCTATCCCCGAATCCCGCACTATCCAAAACGTCATTGCGCACATCTACCCCGCGCTCTTCCGCACCCGAGACCACGCTAAATATTTCCTCACTATCCTCGGCGATGTTCTTCTTAAAAAAACAGCACCTCTCGTTTATTTTGTTCCTGTCGTTGCCAAAGAGTTCATCAAAGAACTTGGTGGAGAATGTTATGGATTATTCGGGTCGGCTTCAAGCGCATTTACAACTGCGTTCAAGTTCAAATATTATGATCATCAGTATAAAGATTGTCGAATTGTTGATATTCAAATACAAACGCCACCAGCATCCCTTCTGCGTCTCTCGCATATGCCCGAACTCAAATCGGCGGTCATCGACATCTTCTGTGTTGCCGCACATTATTCGCACCGGTTCGGGAATGCCGATGACTTCTTGCGCCTTCACTGTAAAACCCCAGAGGTAAGCGCGCATGCGCGGTTTTTACGAGAACGCACCGACAAGCAAATAATTCAAGAATTCATGGAATATGCGACCGAACCCGCATCATCCGAACACGAAATATCTATGACGAATATGTTATATCTCTGGAAGATGTATCTCTCAGAGTTTCGATTACCAAGTATGTTTTTTGCCGCGATATTACGTGCAAAATTAGCGGAGTATGCCAGCACGGCGGCGTCATCTGTAGCGGCTCCAGACGTAATACCTAATCGCATCAGCAAGTACCTTCCCGTTGTCAGTGAGTTTCGCCAGTTTTGGAGTGAGCATTGTTTCACCGATGACCGAGAAATCGAGTTAGAAATTGATGAACTTTCCACACTATTTAACGAATACTCGTCGGCATCATCATCATCTGTAAGTGACACCGCACTTCTAGGCATGCTCCGTCATTTTTACCCTGATATTATCATTGAAGACGATAAATATATACTAAATGTCGGTTGTAAATTATGGGATAAAACCGCAGAAATCAACGAATACTTGCTACAATTCAAGGAGCAATGTATTGTGAATAATCTCTCGTTTCCACAGCCGCTATATAACGCATATGAGTATTACTGCGCGCGTTGTTATTCCACCGCTAAACGACGTATTATCAGCAAGC